CTGGTATTGCCTCTCTTGGTACTGGCATAGCTACGTTTCTGGGAACGCCCTCAAGCGCAAACCTCGCTGCTGCGGTTACCGATGAAACTGGGTCAGGCGCTCTGGTATTTGCAACAAGCCCCACGCTGACTACTCCTGTATTAGGCACACCCTCTAGCGGCACACTCTCATCTTGTACTGTAGACGGCACAAACGCCGTAGGCTTTAAGAGCGTCCCAGCAGTCGGAACCAAGACGGCCAGCTACACACTAGCAGTGGGCGATGTTGGTAAGTACGTTCAACTAGGCGCAAGCGGCGCGATCGTTATCCCAGACGCAACCTTTTCTGAGGGCAACGCGATCACCTTGTTCAACAACACAGCCTCCACTGCCACCATCACTTGCAGCATCACCACAGCCTATATCGCAGGGACTTTCACTGACAAGGCGACCATGACCCTTGCTGCTGCGGGTGTTGCGACTATCCTCTTTATATCTGGTACAACGTGTGTCGTTGCGGGGAACGTGACCTAATGGCAAATAATCAGCAGCTATTGTTGGGTGAGGGTGCTGGAGGTGGCATACCTAACTACATCGAGGAAGTGTTCTCGACTTATCTGTATACGGGGACTGGTGCGGCAGAGACAATCACCAATGGCATTGATCTGTCTACCAAAGGCGGGTTGGCTTGGGTTAAAAGTCGCAGTAATACATCAAATAATATATTGAATTGGAATGCAAGTGGCGGGAGCAGCACAGATTATGCTATTTCAAGCGACACATGGGGAGGCAGCAGTGGTATAACAGACTTTCTAAGTACTGGCTTTACTGTATCAACAGGCTATGGCACTGACGGGATAACCCTCGGACGCACTTATTGCACATGGACATTCCGACAGCAGCCAAAGTTCTTTGATATTGTGACGTATACAGGAACAGGCTCTAGCACAACTATTGCACACAACCTCGGCTCAGTTCCGGGCTGCATCATTGTCAAGCGCGTCAATGTAGCCGGAGATTGGGCCGTCTACCATCGCTCATTAGCTAATACCGAATACCTTGTTTTGAATACCGCAGCCGCTAAAGCAACAGGCGCAACGTGGTGGAACTCTACAACTCCTACATCCTCAGTCTTCAGCATCGGCACTGACGCAAGCGTTAATGCCTCTGGCGGCACCTACGTCGCCTACCTCTTCGCCCACAACGCAGGCGGCTTTGGTCTGGCTGGTACGGACAATGTGATTTCGTGTGGGAGTTATACGGGCAACGGTAGCGCAACAGGGCCGGAAGTCACGCTTGGCTACGAGCCTCAGTGGGTGATGGTCAAGCAGTCTAGCGCATCGGGTCAGTGGTGGAACATGATTGACGTTATGCGTGGATTTAATGTGTCTACTGGAGCGCAAACACTAGGAGCTAACGCTTCAGATGCTGAATACACCAATGCAGGTTTTGGTTCTGGCACTCCAATTATGTCGCCCACTGCAACGGGGTTTCAAGTGCGTAGCGCACAATCTGCAACAAACGCTTCTGGAGCCACCTACATCTACATAGCCATCCGCCGTGGCCCGATGAAAGTGCCTACGGTGGGGACGAGTGTGTTTAGTCCTGTTGCGTATACCGGAACGGGAGCTGACTCAACAACAACCACAGGCTTTGTTACCGACCTTGCAATCATCAAATCCAGAGGAATTTATTCTCCAAGTTTTGAGGATAGGTTGCGCGGAGCAAACAGGGTTTTGGAAAGCAGCGGCACAGGCGCAGAAATTACAACAACACAATATGTGCTTGGGTTTGATGCTCAGACCGGAGTAAGAATTGGAACTGATGCTGGCGTTAATGGCAGTGGCACAACTTATGTAAACTGGGCCTTCAAACGCGCCCCCGGCTTCTTTGATGAGGTGTGCTATACGGGGACGGGGAGTGCGACAACGGTAACGCACAATCTTGGTGTAGTGCCCGAGTTGGTGATTACAAAAGCAAGAAGTAGTGGTCACTGGCAGCTATATGTCGCTTCACTAGGCAACACATATACAATCTCATTGAATGGGAATTACGCTGCTTGGGTCGATACGTCTATTTGGAACTCCACAAACCCAACCGCATTTGTTTTTAGCGTTAACAGTAATTCCTATAATAATAATACCGGCTACACCTATGTCGCCTACCTTTTCGCCACCTGCGCCGGAGTCAGCAAAGTCGGCTCTTACACGGGTACAGCGGCAGCGCAGGTCATCAATTGCGGTTTTACAGCGGGGGCGCGATTCGTGCTGATAAAGAAAACAAGCGGAACAGGTTCGTGGTACGTCTGGGATAGTTCACGCGGCATAGTTGCAGGTAATGACCCGTATTTGCTTTTAAACTCAACAGCGGCTGAAGTCACTAGCACGGATTATGTTGACACAGCTAGTGTAGGATTTGAAATATCGTCAACTGCTCCCTCAGAAATTAACGAAAATGGCGGCAGTTTCATCTTTTTGGCAATTGCGTAAACATGAACAGCGGCATTTATCACATAAAAAATACTGTTAGTAATGGCATATATTTTGGTCGCTCTGTAGATGTACCTGACAGGATTTCGCATCACAGGCAGCAGCTAATCCGTGGTGTTCATGTCAATAAACGATTGCAAAGGTCGTGGGACAAACACGGTGAAAAAGCATTTGAGTTCCAAATGGTTTGGGAAGAAGTTCCTGAAAATTTAGAAGAGCTTGAAGGATTGGTTCTTGAAACTGCGTGGGGTTCTGAAAGGCTTTTTAATCATCACAAATTGTCGGCTGGTGGGTTTTTACCTAACAACAAATTGGGATGCTTTGCCAGATCAGAGGAAACCAAGAAGAAAATGAGCGTTGCTTTTACAGGGCGTGAATTCTCTGAAAAGCATAAACAAAAAATTGCTGAAGGAAAAATCGGTTTAAAAGCTAGTGTTGAAACCAAGCAGAAAATGTCAGATGCAAAAATCGGCAAAGCAAGACCGCAATCGTGGCATGACAAGATGGCTGAATATAGAGCTAATAATCTAAACCCGATGCAGGGCAAGGTAAGTCCGATGCGTGGGAAGAAGTTTCCAACTATACAATGTGAGCATTGCGAGAAAGGGGCTTCAAAAGGTAATTACTTGCGCTGGCATGGCGCTAACTGCAAGCATAAGGGGTAAATCATGCAAATCCGAATCAGAGCAACAGGGCAGGTACTGCTAGAGCACGAGTGGATTAAGTGGGTAGCGACTACCTACGCAAAATCCATTAGCGCAATGACCGCCGACATATACGACAGGTTCGACTCTGACGCCGTGTTTGAGGGCGCACAGGCAACGGGCGGTACTGTGTATCAATACTCCCAACGTGACGGCGTAGAGCAGCAGTCAGACGGCAAGTGGTACACCAAGTACATCCTTGGGCCTGTGTTCGTTGATGGCGAGACTACAGCCTCAGAGCAGGAAGCAGCTTACAAGGCGCAGAAAGACGCTGAGCAGGCCGCAAGTGTACGAGCCTCACGCACAGAAAAGCTCAAGGATTGCGACTGGACGCAGATTAGCGACAGCACAGCAGACAAAGCAACGTGGGCTACTTACCGTCAAGAGTTAAGAGACATCAGCGCACAGGCAGGTTTCCCTTGGGCTGTAGTCTGGCCTACACAGCCAGTGTGAGGTAGATCATGCCCGAATCAAACATCATCGACGCACTAATAGCAGCAGCAGGCGGCGTGGTTGCCTACTTTGTGAAATCGACCCGCGACGACAACCGGGAGCAGGATCGGAAGATCGAGGCTCTCCAGCGAGAACAAGCTGCACTTCTGAGTCGAGAAGAGTTCCGTCAGGACATGCACCTTTTGCGGCAAGAGATGAACGCCAACTTCGACAAAGTGTTTAGCAAACTAGACAAGAAGGCAGACAAATGAGCGACGAGAATCCCGAACGCTACGAGAGCGCGAAAGAAGTAGCAGGCAAAGCAATCGGCCAGTACGGCTTGATGTATATCACAGCTATTGTCTTGATCGGTGTTGGCTCTAGTTATTTCCTCACTGAGTCCGCGATCACTGCTGTGATGACGATGGTTGGTGGTGCGCTGGTCGCTCTGATTAACATGATGAACGGCATTGCTGGGACTCAAGAAA